CATCAGAAGGCGACACACGGCCATCAAGCCGGCGCGCTGGTGTAGGTCATTCGCATCCTCGCCAACAACGTCAGACGCTACCCACGGCAGCCCTGTAGCGCATGCAGCGCGCTCCCCTGCCTCGCTTGCGTCATTGTCTACGAACACGTATCGCTTGCCCGAGATCAGTCCGGCGACGTGCGCCAGATTGTTTGCCGAAAACGTCACGTAAACGGCAGCGCGAATGCAGAGCTTGCGAACCGCAGCCTCGACACTCAGGCCGGTTGCGAATCCCTCGACGAGCACCGACTCAGTGACACGCGGCGGACCAAGGCGAAGCACCGCACCCTTGGCTCGCATGCCGGGCAGCATCTTCTTTGCCCATGCGTTGTTTTCCATCGCGATGACCTGGGCGCCGAGCAGTTCGTTCGACTCCACATCGCGCATCGGAATAACCATGGCGTAATCCGGCGTTACCATCACCGGCACATCGGGGAAGCCTTTCGTGGCGAGGTAGTTGTGTGGCGCGTGTTCGCACGTCGCCAACAACTCCTGAGCACGTCTTGCAGCTTCCCGCTGGCGTTGTGCCCGCTGGCGCGCTTCCGCGTCCCTGCGGCGCGCCCATGCGGCCTTATCGGCATCCGTCCACGGGGTTGCAGTTGCATCGTTCCACCACTGCGCTGGCTCGCCTGAATCCCACGCCTGCACCCAACCGCGCTGCCCGTCGAAGTAGTACGCACCGTTGCGCGACTTCGGGTGCGCCGTGGTCGGGCAGCGCCAAATCCGGTCGCCACTGCGTAGCGCATTGATCTCGACGCCATGCGTGCGGGCGAAGTCGATGAAATTCATGCCGCGGCTCGCAGTGCCATCGACTTGGCATAGGCGATCCGCATCGACTGAATCTTATTGCTGACCGTGCGCGTCACCGGCACGTTAGGCGTGGAGGAAAAATCCCAGCCCTTCGGCGGCGCTGTTCCGGCAATCTCGCGGAACCAGTAGTAAGCGCGGCCCGCGGCCCGATCCTGCGCGCCAGTCGAGCGGGACAGCGTGCATAGCTGCTCCCACAAGTGGCGCGGATCATCTGCGGCCTTTTTCTTGCCGATCAGAATCTCGCGCATCTCGCCGGCTTCGTGGCAAATCAGGCTTGATGACTGGCGCTCATAGCCGCACGCCATGCAGCGCTTTGCAAACGGCTTGTTGCCGCAGCCTGGGCATGCGCAATCCGGCTTCTCGTCGTCGCGCCGAATCGTCTTATCCAGTTTTTCGCCGTGGTCTAGTGCAGACAGTCCGTTGTGAAAGATGTCCTCGAAATCCGCCGCGAACCGAATGATGTTGCCGCTGAAATCGAGCAGCATGCAGTCGGTCTTTCCAGTCTCGGGCGAGCTGCGCAGGCCGCGGCCCCACATCTGGATCGCGGTAGAGAGTGACTTGCGCAGCGGGCGGCAGTCACAGACGCAGCCCACATCCTTGACGTCGAATCCCTTCGCCAGCGCCTCGACCGAGATCAGGACGCGGATCGCGCTATCGGGCTTCGCGTATTCGGTCAGCAGTTCCTTACGTTCTTCCGGCGTCGTGTGCGACGTGAACAGCGCGGCCATCACGCCAGCGTCAATGAACTGCCGGCAAATTTCCTCGCAGTGCTTGATGGTGGCGCCGAACACAATCGTCTTGCGGTCTGGTGCGAACTTGCACCATTCGGTCACGACGTCGCCGATGATCTCCATGCCGCGCTGCTCCGCGGCTCGGTCGGTCCATTCGCCGCCCGCAGTCTCTGCGCCGGTCATGTCTGGCTTGGTGCAACTGAAAACCCGCATCGGAACCAACACGCCCGATTCGGTCAGCTCACGCATCGTTGCCGCATTTACCAGATTGGTAAAAATGCGCCCGAGCCCGGTACTGAACGGAGTCGCCGAAAGTCCGATCACGCGCGCGTCGCAATTCTGAACGTGCTCTGTCCATGCACTGTATTGCGTATGCGCTTCGTCGATCACGATCACGTCGCACTGCGGCCAGTTGCGACGCGCAAGCGTCTGGACGCTGGCAATCTGAAACGGCAGACCACGATCCTTGCGCCAATGGTCGGCCTGGATCACGCCATGCGCGCCAAGTCCGTAGGTATCGGCTACGGCGCTCGTCTGCTCGATCAGAGTGGTACGGTCACACACGAACATCGCGCGCTTGCCGCGCAACAATGCCTCGTGAATCACGCGCATCCCAAGGTACGTTTTCCCGGCCCCGGTCGGCGCCATGATGAGCTGCGCCCGATGGCCTGCCCGCGCGCCTTCGCGCAGGCGCTTATGCGCGTCATCCTGAAACGGTCGCGGCGCCGGAAAGGTCGCGTCCGAGTAGTTCGGGGCAAACAATCCGTCAAAGCTCATAGCAGCCGCCCATTGATTTGCGCCCAAGCAATCGGATCTTTGGCGTGCTTCCTTCGGTTGCAGGTCTTGCAAAGCAGTTGAATGTTGTGATCTTCGTTCCTGCCGCCGAGCGCGAGAGGAACGATGTGGTCCAACTCGAACGGGCGCGTGCGAATGCACTGAGCGCATGAGGCGCACTTGTGGCGCTGGAGCACCTGCAACTTCTGCACGATGCCTCGCGATAGCTTCCCTATCGTGCCGCCGCGTGAGCGCCGGGCCGCAGATGCGCGGCGCTTTGCCTCGGGATTGGCGGCCCACCATGCACGAGCACGCGCGGCGCACTCGCCCTTGTTCCGTTGGTAATAGTCCGCGCTTGAGGCGCGAATCTTCTCTTTGTTCTGAGCGCGATATTCGGCGTGGCGCGCTAGTTCATTCTCGCGATTTGCCGCGCGCGCGGCGGCTTGATCCGCCCTGATCTTGTCGCGCCGGGCTGCGTAATAAGCAGCGTTGTACTCCCGCTGCTTGGCGGGATCGCGCTTCCACTTCGGCGCATCAAGCAGCGAGGTTTGCACCGGACTTCTCCAGTTTTTCGCAACGCCGCTGCCACATCCGCGCCTGACGAATGGCCTCGTTTCGTTCGTTGGTAAGTCCGGTGATGCGGCTCTCGACAATCCGCAACTGCTCGCGATATCGCTTTGCTTCCGCCAGCGCCGCAGCCACCTTGTCGTCAGCCTCGAAAACGCGAGCCATGCTTTCGTTGTCGGCGCGTACTTCTTCCAGCATCGAGGCAAGGTCGTTGATCTGCTCGCGCAGCTCGTCGTTTGCTGGCGGCTGTACTTGGGTGATGACTGGCGCCGGCTTGCCCTTCATTGCCCGCTCGCCGGATTGCTCCAACTTGGCGCTGACTCGCGCGCCTTCCTCGCTCACCCGCTCGCGCCACTCGCCCACCTCGCGCTCAAACTCGTCAGCAGGAACTGCGGCCAACTTTTGCGCGCGGCTTGAAAGGTCGTAGCTGATGCCGGCCTCGGCAAGCGTCGGAACTTTTCGGCCCTCGTTAGTGACGAGGGCCGAACCGTCGGCCGATTTTCCCGCCAACTTCACGCCGGCATTCAGGCCGTCGCCGGCCTTCTGCTGCGCCAGCAACTCACCTAATCGACGATGAGCGCGTAGACGGATCTCGGCGGCGTCTACTTCAAGCGTTTTGTCCTTGGCGATGCGTCCGTAAGCCTGCATTGCTGCGGCCTTGTCGGACCATGCCTTTACCTCGTCAACCGCCTTGCAGTCTGCAAGAGCGCGGCATGCTGTTTCGTATCGGATTAGTTGGTTCATTGAAACCCCCACAAGGAAGCGCCACCGCACAGGTGAGAATCCCAGGAACACGCGCATTGCGCTGCGTTAAGAGGGACTGCGGGTGGCGCTTGCTGGTATTGGCTCATCGGGTTCCTAACAATCAAGGCTTCTCACGGCCTGCGCCGCACACTCTACTCCCTTCCGTCCGCGCGTCAAGCTCAGAACGGCAAACCCTGCACCCATTCCCGCTGCCCGGACTCGCCAAGCAACTCAGCCAACCGGCCCGCAAACTTGCGCTTGATCTTCGGGTCTTTTGACTGCGCGTAGATGCGAGCGTATGCGATCTCGTCGGCCAGCTCGGCATCGGGCATCGCGGCAAATGGACGGTCGGGGACGCTATGGATGACAGTCATCGTCGCCGTCGAAGTAAGCGGAATCGAAGTGCGAGCAAATGGCTACGCCAATGACTGCGGCCATGATTGTCAGTACAGCCACGAGTGCAGCCAAGTACGCCAGCGTGCTCATTTCTTCCCCTTGCGCTTGCCGCCAAACACATCGGGCCGCAGCAGGCGCAAGAACCGTTCCTGCACGCGCGGGATGCCCTTGTGGCGCCACTCTGACACGGACTGCGGCTTGATCTCGCACAGCTTCGAGACCGCCACCGTTCCGCCTAAGTCGTCAATGATCTTCGATGCGTTCATGCTGCCATGCTATGCGCGAGGCTTTCGCCCGTCAAGCAAAAAGTTTCGGGTTGCCTACAAAAATGTGTTGACTTGGCGTGTAGGCTAGCCGATAGTGTTGCCTACAAAAATGTGTTGACTTGGCGTGTAGGCTAGCCGATAGTGGATGGCACTTTGACGAGGGGAAGTTATGAGCTACGCGGATTTCATCAGTCGCAAGCTGTCCACGGTTCCGGCTACCGGGATTGTCGGCGCATTCGACTTGCCTGATTCACTGTTCCCGCATCAAGCGGCGCTCACGAAGTGGGCAGCGAAGCGCGGACGCGCGGCGATCTTCGCCGATCCCGGACTCGGCAAGATGCGTATGGAGTTGGTATGGGCAGACCTTTTGCGCCAGTACACGAGCA